GCCGCAACGAACGGCACTATATTGTTTGGGCAAAATAACGGAAACGATGGGAATAGCGGTGTGGTATCCCTAAACCTTGCTGCGGATAAGGTTGGTAGATATGGGTATTCAGTTACTACAGGAGGGTGGGCTTCTGATAGTAAAGTAAGCAGTAGAAACGCCGGAAATAGCGTGGTTGGATATGGTCTACCGGCTATCGTCAACTCCATAGTCAACGACGTAGCCCTAACCGTCCTGGACACCGCCCCAATCGACCCCGCAACGGGCCTGCCTGTGCCGACTATTGCAGTGGCTACGGCTGGTGGCGTGAGCATGATTAAGGATGATGGGACGGTGGTGAATAGCGCATCCATTGTGGTAACGCAGAAGGTGGCTATCGCTAACGGCTTGCTTTGGGTTGATTCTGCAAGTAGCTTGAATTACCTGCAATTTGTAAACCTCACAGGTATCGCAGCTAGTTACGCTTTCACTGTAATCACAATACCATTCAGCGCATACCCATTGGGTGCAACAGCAATTCAAGGTATCTCTGTTGGCCCCAATGCGAATCGGGGTTCCAACGCGGGTTTAGTGGTACTGAAAAATAACCCAGCCACTCCCACCAAAGGCATGGTGTCCTACATCACCAACGCCTACAACACCGGCTGGCTCCCAGGGGATGTGCGCGGCGCATACCTCGCCGACACCACGGCTGAGACTATCACCGCGTCAGGCGAGTTGGTGACGAATGGGACGTTTACTACGGATACGAGCGGGTGGACACTACTTAATTCAACACTTACGTCAGTTTCTGGTGAGCTTCAAGTTACTGGTTCGGGTACGGGTGTATTTCCGCAAGCAACACAAACAATCACCACAGTAATCGGTAAGTCGTATGTGATTACGTTCACAGCAAGACGTGGTACTTGCGCGAATAATGCAGCACTTCAAGTTCTCGGTGGGTCAGCTATAGCTCAAACGTCTAGTGTTAGCAACGTAGTGCTGACAATAAACTTTGTCGCAACTGCTACAACTACATCTGTTCAAGCTCTAATTTACGGGACAGAAACAGGCACTACTGCCTACTTCGACAACATCTCCGTCAAACTAGCCGACCCTGACCGCAGCGTCAAGAACACCGGCTTGGTGCTGAATGGCTCCCTGACCAAGACTGCTGTGGCGAGTGGCGCAGGGCTGGTGGCTTACAGCGGGTTCAGTGCATCGAACTATTTGGAACAGCCGTACAACGCGAATCTGGATTTTGGTACGGGGGACTTCTGTGTGATGGGGTGGGTGAATCATGCAAATTCGGGTACTCCTTCCTCACAAGTTATAGTAGATCGTGGAACTGTTGGCGGTGCACATATTGGACTTCTTTTAGTAGCACAGGTTCTTTACTATGTTTGCCACACTACATATACACCCGTTAGCACAAGTTACATTGCACCAAATGGTCTAAGTTACTATGCTTTAGTTCGTGCATCTGGTGTTCTATATGTGTATGTGAACGGGTTGCAGATATATACGTTAGCTAATACAAATAATGTAACAAATACAACTGCATCTCTGGATTTTGGGGTTCAGTATGACCATACTGTTCCTATTAATTCATCTTCAACAATCGCCCTCTGGCGCATCTCCGCAACTGCTCCAAACGCCGACCAGATCGCCCACATCTACCGCACCGAACTGCCGCTGTTCCAAGCAGGCGCACAGTGCACCATCGCAGGCACCAGCACCGCAGTAACGGCACTTGGTTACGACGAGAACGCCGACACGCTGCACGTTGGTACGTCATGGGGACGTAGCTCATTCCGTGACCTGCTACGCGTGGATAGCGAGGCTACAAGCGTAGGTGCTGTGACTTCTATCTCTGGCAATCAAGGCGCAATTCTCACGGGCGGTGCTACTACAGGCAAGTTCTATCAACCAGCCATATTGCTGCGTGACGAACTGCGGCGCAAGGACGAAGCACGGAAGGCACTCGGGCGTGTAGTTGTACCGCTGAGTTTCACCGCTACGGCAGCACAGACAACCTTTGTGTGTACCAAAGGCTATGACGTTCGATTCGTCTACGCCAACGGGCTGCTCAAGACGCTGACTACCGACTACACGGTTACTGATGACGGTTTCCAAAAGTCCGTTGTGTTTGGCTCTGGCTTAGTGCTTAACACCCCTGTAACCATTCTCCTAACGAGAGCATAGACATGGCAGATTTCAACTTTATTTCATTCCCTGCCACGCAGGTCGCCAGTGCTGACCCGAATAGCTTGGACGATTATGAGGAAGGGACTTGGGTTCCATTACAGGGATCAGGACTTACTGTCGTTGGCTCATATAGTTCTACTGGTACGTATACAAAGATAGGTAGGCAGGTAACTGTACAAGGCGTTATTCAAGGTAGTACAAGTGTGGCAATGGCTGCTTTTCTACAACTATGTACTGGCCTTCCATTTTCTGCGAATGGTCAGGGTATCGGAACTGGAATAAACGAAGCAAACGGCTCAATTTTCAGCATATACGTTGGAAGTACAAGTGTTTCTTCGGGAACATTTACAGCATGTGCTCGTATTGATTTCACAGTCACGTACTTCGTATGAAACGCCTAGCTGCACTCCTGCTGGTATTTAGCCTCTCTGCACAGGCTACACCAAGCATTGAGGAAATCGCTACTTCGCCAGAGACTTTTGCAATTTGTAAGGCGGCAGACGTTATCACCACGGCTTACGTGATTGAACACGGTATCGGAGTGGAGACAAACCCAATAGTGGCACCACTAATAGCGCATGGATACATACCATTCATTCTGGTTTCTTACGGCATGTATCGGCTTATCAAGTGGCTCAACAATCCCGGCGCAACGCTGGGTGCAAACGTTGCTACATGCGCGGCGGCTATAAATAACCTGATGTTAATCCCATGACAATCGTAGTTACACCATCAACGACTTCAGGCTCTTACACCTATACGTCTTTGAAGTCATCCATTGCCCAATGGCTACACCGTACGGACTTGGATTCGATCATCCCTGACCTAATCGGGATTGCAGAGCAGCGTATGAATTCGGACATAAATGCTCGTGATATGGAAACGGCTGTTACCTTGTACACGGTTGCGGATAGCAAGACGATTACCACGCCTGATGACATTATCGAGTCGGTACGGATGACGTTGCAGACAAGCCCTAACCGGCTGTTGAACTACCTAGCACCTGAGCCATTGGTTACGCAATTCGCTAACCAAGCATCTGGTGAACCACAGGCTTACACGGTGTATGGCAGTCAATTTGAGTTTGGGCCTATTCCAAGCTCTGTGTATGAGATTGAATACGTCTACCGTCAAAAGATTCCGCCTTTGAGCACGGAAAACCCTAGCAACTGGCTGTTGGCAAAGTGGCCCTATGTGTACCTTTATGGTGCACTTCTTGCATCTGCGCCTTACCTTGGACAAGATCAGCGCGTACCAGTTTGGCAGAAGGAATACCAAGATATGGTTGACAACATCAATCAAATCGACTGGTACACCGGAACATCTATGCGGGTGAGGGCTGTCTAATGGATAAGCTAAATATGCGTCCAAGTCTTTCTGACTTTGATGTTGCTAATGGTGTGCTTGGAAACACCAAATTCTTGCTCAAGAACTTTTGGGGGGCAACCAGACGCAAGTTCGCTTCTTATTTGCAAAACATCCTTTTCAGTAAGTTTGCTTTTTGGGTTTCTTTCGCCTTTGGAGCTTTTTGTCTTTATTACTCTAAATGCATGAGAAAGGTTTTCTCCACGAGTAACAATCTCAAGGTTCTCAACACTATTGTTATGCTTTACTCCGTCAATATGGTTAACTGTAAATTTTTCTGGTATTGGGCCAAGAAATGCATCAGCTACCAGTCTATGTATCTTTTTAGGATACATCACGTAATCGCGGCAAAGTTTTATTCTTTCGTAGCCTTGTATGTCACGAGCGTTAGTAAGAATCTTGCCAACAATGGCGGCTCCGCCTTTTGTTGCAGACCCTTTACCTGTTCTCATAACTCGTCCAAAGTTAGATACAGAATAAATATCTTCAAATTCCCTAATAGGTTTCCATATTTCCATGTGTTGGATCATAACATATATGCGGTGAAAAATGGATAAATTATTAGGGTTTTGCCCAGATAGCGACCCCACTTCGCCTGGTGTGATTACGTCCTGCACAAATTTCATACCCTATGAGCAAGGTATGAAGGGTGCACCGACTAACGTAGTCCCATTGTCTACGCCTGCCCTGGCTGCGGCTTGCCTTGGGGCTATTGTTATAACAAAGTTAGACGATACGCGCCGAATCTTCGCAGGGACTACCACTAAGCTGTATGAGTTTTCCGGCGGCGCATGGACAGACGTTTCTGGCTCTGTTTACGGTGGTGGTGCTGATACTCGCTGGAGTTACGCTCAGTTCGGTAACTCTACGTTGGCGGCTAACCTAGCTAACAAGATTCAGCGTAGTGCGGGTTCTGGTGCATTTGCGGACATTGCTACGGCTCCGCAGGCCAAAATCATATTCCCGGTTGGCGGGTTTGTGATGGCGTTGAACACGGTAGACGGTACATACGGGACTACCCCTAATCGGTGGTGGTGCTGTGCGCTGTACGATGAAACTACGTGGACACCCTCTGTTACTACCTTGGCGACTACTGGTCAGCTTGTATCGAGTCCGGGCCAGATCACCGCAGGAATGAAGCTAGGTGAATACGCTGTTGCCTACAAAAACAAAGCTATCCATGTTGGGCAATTTGTTGGTGCTCCGTCTGTATTCGATTGGGTACAGGTTCCCGGTGGTGATGCGGGATGTGTTGGGCAAGACGCTATCTGCGATATAGGTGGCGCACACTTGTTTGTAGGACAAGATAACTTATGGGTGTTTGACGGTTCACGCCCTCAACCTTTGG